CTTGTTTGCTAAGATCAAAACTTTTTCTGGTCTTTCTGGACTAGCGAAAGCGGTAAGTACCGCAGAATATGCCGCTGTAACTGTTGATATACCAGCTTGGCGGTATTTTAACACTAAATTAAATCTGTGTTTTTTATAATTTGCAACTAAGGTTCTTTGTCCATCGAATAATTCAAACGGCACATACCCCTCCCTAGTCTTATCGAAAGTTTCGAAATAACTTTCAATGACATAACAAGGGTCATTAGCACATTTAGCGTACTCTAATAATAACTCTCTTTTATCTGTTATTTTTTTTGACAAAGTAATTCTTTTCCATATAAATAGTTTATTATAAACCTAAATCGCTTAAACTGATACCATCTTCATCATTCATAAAATTATATTCCATAATTTCATATCTTTTTTGTTTAACAATAGCATCTATTTCTTTTTTTGCGTAATCTGGTCGATGTTCAAGAAGTGACATAAACTCAATAAAATCTTCTGCGTCTTTTTTGAACAATTCAATTAGTATTAGTTTTTTTATATCATGATCATTCGGATCAATTATTGAGTGTAAATTACTCCACAAAACAGGGAATAGTCTTATGTCCCATAACTCAGCAATAATTGTGTCAGTATAATCAATTATTTTTTTAGCCATTTCCTTAGGTAACCCAGCTACGGATAAAAGGGAAATAATACCCTTTGTAATTTCATGGATTAGTATCGGAAAATTTATCGCTTTAGCTATAATTTTAGGTATTTCTCCGCTAAAATCAAGGCTAACATAACCAGCGTTATTAGAGTCGCTACTCTCTATTTGATTTTTTAACATTTCATCACTAATAATGTAATAAAACAAATCGTTTGCTATTAATGATTTTTGATATAGCGGTGTTATATTTGGTACTATTGATTCAATCTCATCGGCATATAAATGAAATAGGTAATGGGCTCTCAAAGAAGCTCCCTGAGCAAAGCCATTAATTGTTCTTCTCTTAACAACCTCAGCCATCAGGTCTTCATCATTCTCAATCTCTTCTTTATCATCAGGTGATAAAGGTGATTCCATGGTCATCTCTTCTGGTAATTTAATTTCACCAGGCTCCATTATCTCCAAATCAAATATTACTTCATCGTGATCCAAATTCCACTCAAAACGCATGATTTTTTCGGCTAACTCAATTAGATTTGATCTTTTACCATTTTCCATGTTAATCACAGAATACATAGAGCTACCAGCAGACATTATTACACCCATTGGGTTTATCATCTCTTTTGGTATCTGGAATGTATTTGCGTAAGAATCCATTAACTCTTTATATCTCTGGGAAGCAATTACTTCCTCACGCCAAGATTCTGGGTGCGTACTTTGATCGTAGTAAGGTAACTTACCTAGTGGGTGAGTTCTTTTTGAAAGCTTATCAATCGTTGATTGAGCTATTAGATTAGGGTAGTCACCCAATTTTAGTCCAGAATTTCTCATAAAAAAAATGCCTTGTTTATTATAACAAGGCAAATATAGGTATTTTTTAATTAAAAACCAAATTTTTAAGCTTTTGGTTTACCTTTTTCATCTTCATTCGGTTTAGGGATGTCGATTTTTGATGGGTTTTTTGTCGGACTAGGTGTTTTAACTGGTGTTTCAGTTGGCGTCTCGACAGGTGAGTTTTTTTCAGTGAAATACATTATTTTTTATTTTTTATGAATGTTAAAATATCTTGTTTTGTCAATTTTGGTGTTTCTGACTCTGCAATAATACGAAACAATTCTGTGTTTTCAAAATTTGATTCATTAATTTTTTCTCTATTTAGGTAATCAACAAAAGATCTTAAAGTTTTATAAGCATCTTGTTGTTTGTTAGATTTTAACAAAATAACAGATTTTTTAATTGTGTTTGCTCTAACAGGATCCATATTATCTAACATTCTTTCATATTCCGAATCAGACATCTTTGAGACAACTTTACCGTAATCTAGTTTAACTTCTGGTTTTTTAACGTCATCTGGGAACATATCTAATTGGTTAGTATCGTCAATATTAACAACCTTATACCCTTGGCTTTCTAAAGCCGATTTAGCTTCATCAAAAGTTTTAAACTCTGGTTCATCATTATCAGACATATCATAATGAAATAAAGTGTTCGCAAAATCTAAAACTTGTTGTGCTAATTTATTTCTTTCAATAATATCACCAGAATCATCTAATATGTTAAATATCCTATCATCTGTTTTAGTTTTATTTCTATCATCCCACGCAACATCATAATAGGTATAACCACCAGTCGCTCTACTAAATAAAGCATCAATAATATCTTTATCGGACCATGTTCTACCTTCATTTTCTTCGGTTACGTCTTCCTGCATAGCATTCTGTATATCTTGTTGCGCACCTGTAGCGGCTTTTTGTAGGTCCTGAATTGTTTGTGCGGCTTTTTGTAGGTCTTGAATTGCTTTTTCTGGGTTTGCCATTACATTCCCAATTAAATCGTCATTTTGATTATTTGTTTCCATTATATTTTTTCAATTTCTTCTTTAGTTATTATTTTAAGTAATTTATCTCTACTATAAATTTTTTCTTTAACCGATTCTATATCTTCACCATACCTAAAAACAAGCCTATCTTCAATTTCTGGAGACTCAGTTTCCCAAGCCAAGGCTATTATACCCTCAACACAATCATACATAGAAAATGTATCTGAATGTATTGCCAAAGATAATTCTATTTCATCTGTTTTTAAAATACCAACAGAATCTACCTGTTCAACGTTTGGTGGTGTTGGTGTCCCACTAGAGGCTGGTTGCACGTCCCAATCTTCACCATATTCAACTATATCCAATCTCTTTGTAAATATAAACTCATAGGTATTTTGGCCCTTGAAGTCTTTATTTAGTGGGTTTATATATATTAAATATAACATTATTTAACTCTATTTACTATGTGAAAATTTAATTCACTATCAAAAAGAAGTGTTTCACCGTTAGTTTCAACCTTTATATCAACAAAATATTCTTGTGGTACCATCCAAGTTGTATCTAAGGTAAAATAATTATTATTCATCGCCTTATTGGCTATTTCCCAATCAGTAATATATATTACCGCTGGTCCTTGTTTAACATATAACTTATAGTAAACAGTGTTACTCGTATAATACTCCGAAACAGTGTAAGGTTTTCTTAATAAAATATTAACCTTTCTAACCTCGCCCTGAGACAATTTTTCTTCTCTTTTAATTCCGCTAAGCGATATACCGTATCTGGTATCGTCTAGCGCATCAATATTAAAATTAAAGTATTGATCAGCATCAATCGGGACAAACCTTAATTTTACGGTTGGTCTTTCTTTTCCATTGTAGAAAATATTAGACCAAAAATCATTATATTCTGTATAACTTGTATAAGTGTTTTCATCACCATAAACAACCACATAATAAACACCTTTAGTTTTTTGGCGAACTTCATAATTAACACCGTTTATTGTACAACTTGGTATTTGGTCTAGATTAGTTAGCTTACCATCTATAACCGAATAAAAGAACAGGTTATTATTTTTACCGAGGTAGAAAGTGACCCTATCATCTTCTATATGGTCGTTATATCTTGTTTCAATGAATGGTTCAAAGAAAGTCTGAGTATGTCTAGTAAACAACCCAAGTGCGAAGGTTTTTGGCCCGTCTGGAAATGTTAAGTTTTCTATGTCATCCGAGTATTTTAAACAAAACCCGTAATAGGTTGTGGTACCAGTTGTTATCCCAGTTGTTATCCCAGTTGTTATTCCCGTGGTAATCCCAGTTGTTATTCCAGTTGTTATTCCAGTTGTCACCCCAGTTGTTATCCCCGTAGTAATTCCCGTAGTAATTCCAGTTGTTATCCCCGTAGTAATTCCAGTTGTCACCCCAGTTGTTATCCCCGTAGTAATTCCAGTGGTTGTACCCGTAGTCGAACCTGTTGTTGTACCCGTAGTCGAACCTGTTGTTGTACCAGTGGTAATATCATAAGTTATCCCTGTGGTGATACCAGTCGTTATCCCAGTTATAATACTATAAGTGATTCCAGTTGTAATCCCAGTTATTGGTGAATTTATTAATGAATTAACATAATTAGTTATATCCATTTCAATATCTTCATTACCCCAATCAAAATGTTGTGTTGCTATTGGTTGGCTACCAACTTGCACCGCACCAGATGGGCTAAAATCACTAACATTTGTTGCCTTTAACCAATTAGATGGTTCTAAAGCATAATCTTTATTTTCTGGTAT